CTGCTACCAAGAAGGGGAATAAAATGACTAACGAAATATGTATAGAAAAAGATTGTAAAAAAGAACAATTTACATTCTTCGCATTCGGCTACAATGTCCCGACGCCTTTCTGTTCTTATCACGGGCAAATAGATATTGTAAACGAAATTCAGAAAGAAGGGGAATAATGATAGAAGTATTAGGGTGCTTATTCATATCGATCATGGGTACTAAATTTGTTTGGGATCTAAACAACTGGATTTCTAGAAAGATCATACAACATGATCAACGTAAGTTGACTAAGTTCGACAAAGCTAGTTGGACAGAATTTAGAAACAATTTAGATAAAGTAATGGACGGAACATTAGCGGTCAAAGAAGGTAAGTTCGTTGATCCGCAGGAAGTCGAATTATAATGACAGAAATATTAAACGAAAATCCTGATCCAAAAAAAAGGAAGTTACATGCTAATCCAAACATGTTGAATTGGGAAGTAATAGTTAAAGACGGTGTAACTACAGGATCCGCTAAGTTTGGTTTTATAAATAAAGGCGAGCCAATGGCTTTAGTTTGGACTAATGTCGAATATCCAGTTCCGCTACCTTTAGAAGTAATTGAATTAATGCTTAGGGGTGGTTGGTCGTCAGAGCCTTTTAGCGATAGTGCGGAAGAACAAGAATGATTATTTTTAATCTTTTGTTTTACTTAAAGAATATAATATTTAATAATTATCAAACACCAAAAGAAATTAGACACTTTGACTGCTTGATCTGCTTTGAACAGAAAGTGTACCCGTTCACTAGCAAAGATTATATAGTCTGTAATCCGTGTTTTAGGAAGTTAAGATGAAAAAATATAAAAAAATATGTAAACAATGTAATAAAAAAAAATTTTTAGATCGTGTCAATCTATGTTACGACTGTAATAGGGGGGATATTTAATGACAATATTAGATAACATTAAACAGCTTATAGATCATCTAGATAACTTTAGAGATTTAAACAGCGTTAATAACATGATAGAAAAAAGAAAAACAAAAATAGCACTAAGGGTAAAAGATGACTGATGTAGAAACAATACACAAGACTTTAAAATTAAATGAAGGTAATTGGGTATGTAGCCAAGTATTTTTCAGACATTATTTTATTAAAGATTATGCGCAAAGAATAGCGGATCTTAGAAAGAAAGGTATTACTATAGAAGGTAAACGATGTGATCAGCACGGTCATAAAATGTTTATGTATAAAATGCCTATAACTGACTATACTGAAAAAGATCAACTAAGTTTATTAACGTAATCAGGGTTTCCCCTAATCCTGACAACTAAGGATAAAACCGTCTTACGGGCAACCGCAGGCGGTTTTTCCTGTAAATGCTATTATTATTAAGAGCGCATGAATAATAAACCTTATAAATTGTTAGACGAACAAAAAAGATCGCGTCTTTTAGACGCCATAAGATTAGGATCATTCATTGAACACGCGTGCGCTTATGCAGGTATCACATCACGAACATATAGAAAGTGGCGCGAATTAGCTGAAGATGATGTCCAACCTTACGCAAAATTGTTTGAAGAAATAAGATACGCAGAAAGCGAAAGCATTTTAAGAAGGTTAGGAAGAATAGAAAAAGCAGGCATTGACGGCACTTGGACTGCTGACGCATGGCTACTAGAAAGAAAATACCCTGATCAGTTTGGTAAAAAAGATAAAGTAGAAGTTTCGGGCGAAATAAATAAACCTAAGATAATTGATCTAACATGGGCAGACGGATCAATTATTGATCGTGATGATATAAAAGAAGTGAAAGAAGAAGAAGAATGATTAAAAAAATAAAAGATAACATAGGTCTAGTCGCTACTGGTTTAGCCCTTATGGGTACTGTTGGTGCAGGTCTTTCAACCGCAACTGAACTTATTGACAAACTAACAACCATAGATGAAAGAATGAACGAAATTCGAGTTGATTTTGAAATGTTAAAGGATAGCACAATGGTACAGGGCGACATAGCAGTCCTTTTTGAGAAGGTACAAAAACTAGAAATAGCGAACGACGTGCAAGAAAACGGCATGAATTATCAATTAGAGAAATGGGAATGGGATCAGCTTAAAGAAAAAATTATTCGTATTGAAACTGATTTAATTAATGTATCAGAAGATGTTCGGGAATTAGATGTTATTAAAGATAGATTAGCCTATTTAGAGGCAAACAGATAATGTCTATTTTCGATGAAGTTATCCTAGATGATCTAGATGACGAAATAGAAGTTGCTTACTGCGAAGAATGTCTTCAACCTTATTGGAATGAAAATGATCTAGGTTTATGTCAAAAGTGTCTTAAAAATTCCGATAATTCCGACTATAAAAAGGAAAATAAATGGAAGAAATAGAAAAACAACTAAAAGAAATAGCAAGATCTATAAAGATATTAGATGAATGGTTGGATAAAGAAAAACTAGAAACGATCACACAAGATCTAATAAACGAGTTTTTTAACCACCATAGAGATATTTACGCAAGAAATCTAAATAGAAAAATAAAAGAAATGTTAGGGATCTAGTTGGAAACAGATCTAAAAGGACAAGACGAATTAGAACATTATGTCGTTAGCATGCCTGATCTTTATGATCATCAAATCGAAGTAGCTAAATCTAATGCACGTTATAAGGTTGTCTGCGGTGGTCGTAGAGTTGGAAAGACAAGACTAGGCGTATGGTTATGCTTAGAAAAGGCGTGGCGTGGTGGTCGTTCTTTTTGGATTGCACCTACTTACGCTATGGCTTTAGAAGGTTGGAAGGATCTAAAACAAATTGGAATACAATACGGCGTAGAAGTAAGAGAAAGCGAAAAGACAATAATTACAACTACTGGTGGATCTGTATCTATTAGATCTGCTGATAACCCTGATCGTATGCGTGGTGCAGGATTAGACTTCGCTGTTTTAGATGAATACGCCTTTATGAAACCTAATGTATGGGCAGAAATCGTCCGTCCTATGTTATCTATTAGCAGGGGTGGTGCTTTGTTTATTAGTTCCCCTAAAGGTTTTAATCACTTTGAAGAGTTATACGAAACAGCAGGCGAACGCAAAAACTGGGAACGTTGGACATTTCCTACGTCAGTTAACCCCCTTATTTCAGAAGAAGAACTAGAACTAGCTAGAGAAGAGATCGGATCTTATTTATTTAGTCAAGAGTATTTAGCACAGTTTGTAGAGTTTTCAGGTGGTATCTTTCAAGAAGGTTGGTTTAAACGTTATAGATCAGAAGAAGTAGAAGAGTATGACAAAGACGGTTACTTAATTACAAGAACATTAATCAAGTTAAATAATGAAGACGTTTACGAAGATGAATTGTATAAGTTCGCTACTGTCGATCTTGCTACATCAACAAAAGAACAGGCTGACTATACCGTTATGGCTATAGTTGCTAGAACACCTAATAACAATCTGTTAGTAATGGACATAGTTAGGGAACGATTACAAGCACCCGACATTATTCCAATGATAAAAAACAAAGTTAGGGAATATGATCTGCAATATGTAGGAATAGAAAAAGTAGGATTTCAATTAGCCTTGATCCAAATTGCAAGAAGAGAAGGACTGCTAGTTAAAGAATTAAGAGCAGACAAAGACAAAATTAATAGGGCTTTACCTTTAAGCGCAAAACTAGAAGGCGGACAAATGTATTTTAAATCTAACGCATTGTGGTACGATACACTTCAGAGGGAAATGCTACAGTTTCCCGAAGGCGAACACGATGACATTGTTGACGCTTTAAGTTATGCAGTTCAGGAAACACAACTGAAAAAAACTCTTAGGGCTTATTAAGTTTGAAAAATTTATGTATTATGGGTATGACAACTAAGCGAATACAAGAATTGGATCAGGGCGCGATATATTATGGGTGCGTTCATATTGCGTCTAGATCCATTAGGAAGGTTTAACATTGGCTGAAGAAAGAAGAAAATTAAGTGACATTATTTTCGGCAGAGCAACAAGAGAAAATAACAGAAAAAGATATAACTTTTTCGCTGACGATTATCCTGTCACATCATCAAGCTACATACAGGGATATAACACACAAGCAGGCGCGTTCGATGTTAACTCTTTAGGAAACGGCGCTAGTAACTCTGCTGTCGTTGCATGCCTAGGGGTAATATCTAGATCCTTTTCGGAAGGAAGATTATCTGTTAGTAAGTACACAGAAGAAGGCGATAAAGAAT